CACACCACAAGCAAGTATTCGTCTAGCAGCCGCTAACTCAATTCTAGATAGGGTTGGTATAACAAAGAAGGATCAACTAGATATAAATATGAAAGCTATGCATGGAATATTTATACTACCAGCAAAAGATGGAACCAATAAAGATAAAAAAGAAAGCTAGAGTAGTTCCATTTGGTTTCAAGCAATCTAGTGATCCAGATTATATAGAACCTATCAAAGAAGAATTAGATGCTCTTAGACAGGCAAAAGAATATTCGAAGACCTGTTCACTAAGAGAGACTGCACAATGGCTA